CATGAAGTAAGTAATATAGAAATTCTTAATTGGCCTGGAGAAGGTCAACCATGTCAATGTCCGTTTTGTAGAGCAGAAAGATTAGCGAATGAAGCAGTTATGAATTTTGATTGTTATGAATGTGGAGAACATTTGAAAGTTGCACTTACTGGTTGGGAATCAGTTTTATGTCCAAAATGTAATGCTGAAATTTTTAAAGATGGACTTATAGATGTTGGCGATGGCAATTATAAGATAATAAGAGTATCTGGAAAGCAGGAGGGTTAAATTTTTATGAAAGAGTGCGGAGATTGTTCTAAATTTGATAACTGCACTCCATCGGAAAAACAATTATCAGTTGAAAGAGGGGTCTGCGAAGATTTTATAGACATAAATTACAATTGTTTTGATTATGGTAGTGCTTGGAAGGAATTCAGCTATGAAAGGTATACGGAAAATATTTTAGATTATGGCGAACCTTCTGAATGGGATTTATTTATTGTAGAGGAAATCAAGTATAAGGAAACATGAAAAAATTACAACAATATTATATATTTAAATTTGATTCTAAACGTTTGATGAAAGATAATTATGATATACAATTAAATCCATGGCAGGCAAGAAAAAATGGTGAACTTGTAAGCATAGGCGATAGTCAGATGTTGAGAACATTGAGGGATATAACCGGCAGACAAAATAGCATAAACGACTTGCAAGAATTGCTGGAGAGAAAGAAAAATTTAAAACATGATGGTAGTGACAAAAATTTAGATTTGTATAATATTGGAAATAAGATTGATGAAATATTGTTTGTTCCAGAAATTGTATCGGTTTATGTCTCAAATGCAAAACATTATACAAACATTATAAAAAATGGACTATTTATAAATAATAAGAAGTTTGTCAGATTAATGTGCAGTGCTGGACAAGCTAGAAGAAATAATGTTTTAATGGTTGATTCTGATATAGAATTAGAATTGAAAAGAATTCTAAATAATGATAGATCGGATATCGAAATAACTCCGGCTAAGTTTAATGCTTATTTTGCGTTATCTTCATCGACCGCCTTACCTGTGACAACCCCATATTTTTGTATCGTTCCAGATTGTAATGTTGTAAGAAAAGAAATAGTAGATTGGGTCACCGAGATAGATGGTGACGATGACCGTATAGAAGAATGTGAAAAAGAATTAACATTTAATTTATTTGATGGTCAAGGAATTATTAGCCCAAGAATGGCAAAAGTTTGGTCGAAAGATTTAGACTTGGATTATATTCCAAGTTGTTTTATTGTAAGAAGCAGTTTTATTAAAGGCATGGTATGTACCGTAGATTTTTTGAAATATTCTGATGAAATTGGAAAGCATATTATCAAAGATGTTTATGGAAACGATGTAAATATTAGAGATATGGATGTTATTTTGACAGAATCTCAATTTAAACTTTGGAATGCTTATAGTTCGACCCAAGATTATATTCAAAAATGTAAGAAGAATAATATAGGTTGGGGTATAACAAGAGTAAGTCCAAAAGAAGAAAATGACTACGCATTTTTGAATTATCAATTTATACAAGCTTTAAATTTAAATCAAGAACAAATAGAATCTTTGTGTAGCAAAACCATTCAATATTTTAGAAGCGTTTTATCTGGAAATATGGATTACACTTTATTATATTTGTTGGGAAATCAAGCCAATAAGGGTTATGACCCTGATATTTTTAATAAAATTAATGATAATGTCACGAAAGCATTGATATTAAATAAAGATTTGATTGGCGACCCATATATACAAAACCATTTAAGATATTCATTACAGAAAAGAATTAAAGAAAGTTATATTGGCAATTTACTTATAGATGGTCAATACACTTTTATGGTTGGCGATCCAGTTGCTTTTATGGAATATTTATTTGATGAACAAATTGTTGGCGCATTAAAAAGAGATGAATATTATAGTCATTATTGGTTGGATAAAGATGTAAATAAAATTGCAGGAATGAGGTCGCCTCTTACTTGGCGTTCAGAGGTAGATATTCTAAATCTGGTTGAAAATGATAAAACAAATGAATGGTATGAATATTTAAATAATTGTGTTGTTTTTAATGTCCATGGTATGGATATGGCAATATTGGGCGGATCAGATTTGGATGGTGACATTATATGTTTAACAAATCAAAAAGAAATAATTGATGGTGCTTGTGGTGGCTTTCCGGTAATGTATGAGACTAAGAAAGCGCCAAAACAAAAGATTATAGAATCCGAATTATATATTGCTGATTTGAAAGGTTTTAATACAAAAGTTGGTTTTCTTACTAATTTATCGACAACAATGTATTCCATGCTTCCATTATTCGATAAAGACTCTAAAGAATATAAGGAATTAATTCGTAGATTGAAGCAATGCAGAAAAGAACAGGGTGCAATCATAGATGCAACAAAAGGATTGACAATAAAGCCTATTCCTGCACATTGGACAAATTGGAATAAAATAACAGATGATATTAGTGATGAAAAGAAACAAAAGTTAGAATTTTATAATTCCATTCTTATAGAAAAACGACCTCAATTTATGCAATTTCTTTATCAGGATTATAATAAACAATACAGACAATATTGTCTGGATTATGACATTTTAGCACAAGCAAATTTTAATATGTTTCTTGAAGATATGCTCAATTTGGAATGTCCAGATGATGACCAACAAAATTTCTTGAATCAATTCTATAAATATAATCCATTGTTGGATACACCTTGTGAAACGAATAATATTTGCAAGTATATGCAACAAGAAATAAAAAAGATAAAAGATGAATGTGGCAAAACTTGGGAAAATAAAAATCTTGATAATATGAAAAAGACTGATTTGAATGAACATAATAAATCCGAAGAAGATGCTTTATATAAGATTTATAAAAAATACAAATCAGAAAAAAAGAATTTTAGAAACTTGAATGAAGATTTGGGTTCTAGATTTCAAACAATAGAACAATATAATAAATGTGTAAGACAAGAATGTTCCAAGTTATCGTCTGATATTGGAGAACTCGCTCATTATGCAATCGATATTTGCTATTTGAGAGAAACTTTTGATAATAAGGCTTTTGCTTGGGACATTTTGGGTAGTGGAATTATTGATAACTTGCTTCATAATAATAAAAATGAATATTTTGAAATTCCATTTTTAGACGAAAATGGTGATATAGAATATCTTGGTAAAAGATATTCAAGAATAAAAATAAAGATAAAAGGCTCTGAGGACTTTTATGATTTTCTATGAGGAAAAATATGCCAAACAATTATTGAAAAACGGTTTAAGCTCATTCATGAATTATATAGACTTATCTATATTGGCAAAATATTTTAGGTATATGGGACAAAATAAAAAACAAATAGAAAAAAGTCTGATAGAATTTTGTAAAAATTTCAATCCTGATTTTAATGAAATTCTTTCTAGAGGAAAAATCGAAAGAGTTGTAAAGTTGACGGATGAATATGGCTTAAGGTTTCCGATGGATATAATTGTTACAAAAGATGAAATGAATATAATAAAAAACTTTGGTGACTATAACAGACAAAAAATATTGTTTGTAATGCTTGTAGTTGCTAAATATCTCAAATATAATGATACCAAGTTGGAAAAGAAAGATTGTGAAAAAATAAATGATTTTTTTGTAAATATATCATTTATAAATATATTAAAATTAGCAAAAGTAAATGTTTCTAAAATGGAAAAGAAACAAATTATATACGACTTGGAACAAAGTAAATTGATTGCTTCTAAAAGAAACAGAAAGAAAAACAGAAGTGGAATTTATTATAGGGTCGATTTTGTTTCCGAAGATTCTGATGCAGAAATTGTTGTAAAAGACATGGAAGATATTATCAGTTTCTATCCTTTCTATTGTAAGAATTGTGGTAAGAAAATAGAAAAACCTAAAAGAAGAAATATTTGCGATGAGTGTTATAAAGACCGTTCTAGAAATTTGACTAAAAATAGAGTAAAAAAGTATAGAGATAAGCATATGTAACGCTATAAATTGCGTGTATATTATGAAGATATATACTAAAATGCAATATTAATTAAGGTAGTCAAATAAAGGTCTAATTGACAATAAAAAAATATAAGGGAAAAATTGGAGTTGAAATGGGAGAGAAATACTGTAAAGATTTTTTAATAAAAGAAATTGCATTGAGGGCTGGTTTTACTCAGGGTGATGTAAGAGTGTTATTGTCTACTTTTGAGGAAATTATTAGGGAAGCTGTAGAAAATCATGATGAGATATTGATTGGTAGTCTTTTTAAAATTTATGTTCATAAAATATGTCCTCACACTGGATTTTCTTTAAAAACAAGAAAAAGTTACGATAGAAACATAACTTATCGTTTAACAATTAAACCAAGTACAACTTTGAAAAAAATTTTGAAGAATAGCAAGCCTAATGTAGAAGAATAACTATGGCAACACAAAGATGGGGATAGATTGGAAGTCATGAGCCAATTGAAAAGCGAAACTCCCGCTTCCCCATTTTATATTTTGGAGTTGGAGGAATAAGATGAGGATTATACATTGGACTAAAGAGGAAGTAGAATATCTTAAAGAGAATTTAAATATAAAAAGTTTTGAAGAAATGTCAATTTTTTTAGGAAGAACTGTTGGTGCAATAAAAAGAAAAAGATATTTAATGAATATTTGTATATATCTTGACGAAGACGAGATACAAAAAATAAAAAAAGATATTATTGAAAAATATGTTGATTTTGCATTAAAAATAAATCGTCTCCCTGGACAGAAGGATTTTATTGAACAAAGAAAAAATGATTTGACATTTCCGACTTATGATAAAGTTGTAAAATATTTTGGGTCTTTGTTTGAAATATACAAAGTTAGTGGATTGGAAGAAAATTTTCCAAAGGCATCATACAATTTTGATTATTGGTATTCTTTATTAGGTGAATATTCTAATAAGTCTGGGATATATAAAATAACAAATATTTTAAATAAAAAAATTTATATAGGCCAAACAATCAATTTATATAGAAGGCTTACGCATGGATATATACAAAGATTGCCAAATGGAACTTGTCATAGTAAATTGTTGCAAAGAGATTGGAATATATATGGAAAAGATTATTTTAATTTTGAAATTCAAGAACTCTGCATAAAAGATGAATTAAAAGAAAAAGAAGATTATTGGATAAAATATTATAAAAGTTATGATAATCGTTATGGATATAATATAAAAGATTTTGGAGTCGAATCAAATAAAGCACAAAAATCCCCAGAATTTATTAAAAAATTAAGTGAAAGTATGATTGGAGAGGGCAATCCTATGTTTGGAAAAACTCATACTCCAGAAGTAAGAAAAATTATTTCTGAAAATTCAAAAGCAAAAGTATACCAATTTTCTTTAGATGGAACTTTTTTAGCCGAATATGCGTCAACCATAGATGCGGAAAGAATTACGGGAATTCATAAAAACATTATTTGCCAATCAAAAATTGGAAATGTTGGTGTTGGTAGAACCGGATTTGTTTGGGTGGGAGAATATGATTATTTAAATTCAGATATACAAGAAATAATAAAAGATAGAATAAATAAGCATAATGCCAAAAGGCGTAAGGTTATTCAATTAGATGTTAATGGAAATATTATAAAAGAATTTAGTAGCTTTACTGATGCCAGAAATGAAACTGGAGCCAATAATATATACGAGGCAATAAAAAATGGATGGAAAAGTGGCGGATATTATTGGGCAACATCACAAGATGCGTCTTTTGATTTAGGGAGATTAAAATATAATGGTTGAAAAATCTATAAAGATTACAGAGGAACAGTGGAATTCAATTAATATTGAAAACAGAAAAATAGTAAAAGATTTTCTTGAACAATCAACGCAATTATCCGCTTATACGCTCAATCAATACAAATCTGCATTAGAAATTTATTTTTGGTTTATAAAAGAAAATTGTGAAAATAAAGCATTTTATGATATTCGATCTAGAGATTTTTTAAAATTTCAAAATTGGTTAATAAATAGGGGATTATCGTCTTCTGCCGTAAAATTAAAAAGAAGCGTAGTGTCTAGCCTTAATGGATATATTTTATTATATTACGAAGATGAATATCCAGATTTTAAAAATTATATTTCAAAAAAAATACCAAATCTTCCTTCTTCTTTTGTTAATGCAAAAGAACCGTTGAATCTAGATGAATATAAAAATTTATGTGAAAAATTAGAAGAAAAAGAATTATGGCAACAGCTTGCATATTTAAAGTTCTCATTCTCTACTAGTGCAAGGAGAAATGAAGTTAGGCAACTTTTAAAAAGCGTTATAAATTCTGATCATTTGATTAAAGACGTTGAATCTAAGGATAAAGATGGAAATAAAATTGTTCTTCAATCTAAAAGTTATTTAACGGAAGATATTCGTTGTAAGGGGCGCGGAAAAATTGGTAAGATAAGAAAATTGCAATTCGATCAAGGCGCAATGGACGCTATAAAAAAATGGTTAGAAGTTCGCGGAGAAGATGATTGTCCTTATGTTTTTGTCTCTATCCATGGAGAAAAAGTCTCTTGCGCGTCAGTTGAAACCTTTAATTATTGGTGTACCAATATTTTAGAACCAATTGTTGGTAGAAGGGTTCATCCTCATTTGCTTAGAGAATCGCGCGCAACTACGCTAGTTGTTGAACAGGGGAAAGACATTTCTGTCGCTCAAAAATTACTTGGGCATAATAGCCCTCAGACAACGGAGATTTATATTATTAGGAAAGATGAAAATGCCTCAGATGGTGCATTCACAGATGGATAAAATAATTATTTCACATCTTTATGACGACAACTCAGCAAAAGATAGAAATTGGAAAGAATTAAAAAATTTAAAAAAATAAATTGGAGGACATTCCTCCAATGAGGAGGATACATGGGTTCTCAATTTTTACATGGAAATCATTTTAGTGCATCCGGAATAAATATTTCCGGTTCAACCGTTGATGTTATTGCTACGGTCGAATCTTTGACTGGAGCATCTAATATTGTTGCAAAAAGACTATTTATATCAAATGGCAGTGTTGTCAATAAAGTTATGATAAACGGCAATTCTTATTGGTGCGATATGCTTAATACGAGCGGTAGTTATTCTTTGAACTTTTCTGATGGAGAGGTTCTTATTTCTAATTTATATTTATATAATGCCAGCGGCTCAAAATTAACCGTTGATATGATTTATTAATAAAATTTCTATTTTATATTTTTTTAGGAGGTTTAATTTAATGTCTATTACACATTCATTTGTTTCTGAAATATTAGATAGCGAAGATACTACTTTAGTTAGACCTTCTAATTGGAATGCTGATCATATTGGAATAAACGAACATACTCATTCTGGTTCATCTAGTGGAAGTATAATTAGTCATCTTGTTTTGTCTGGAAGTGGTGTTAATACACATGACCAAATTGACATTGACTTAATTAGACTTGCAGATACAAGTGGGTCTAATACTGGTGATCAGAATTTAACGGGATATATAAAAAGTTTTGGCGATGTTGTTGATGGACATATGGCTGTATTTGATGGGTCATCTGGAAGTTCAATTAAGGATGGTGGTACACCGAGTAGTGGTGGTGGCACTGATTTATCAACAATTTATGCCATGATAGGATAAGTAGGAGATTTTATGACTGCTACATATGAAGCAAAAAAATTAGCTTTTACACAATTAAATAATACAAACTCTGATATTTATAATCCAACTTCTGGGTCTGTAGGATTAATCCATAATATTTTATTACACAATAGTGGCTCTGCTACTGAAATTTCTATATTAAATCTTAATGATGGGACGCATGAATATGAATTATATAAATTAAGTTTAGCATCATACGAAACTGTTCAATTTAGTTTTCAAAATGAAGGTCTTATTGTGGATTCTAATAGCAAATTGACCGGAAGTACAACAACTGGAAGTAAGGTGGCATGTTTTGTAAATGGGTCAGAAAGAAACGGAGTGTAAATGGCAATTAATACAAACCTTTCACGAAAATTTGGTGCAAAATTAAATAATTTTTATAGTACCAAAGACGCCGGGATATGTCCATTTATGTGTGTTGGTGGTATTTTAACAACTTTTGATAACTATCGCGTTCACACCTTTAATTCAAGTGGATCGTTCTATGTCAATATAGATGGAACTGTTGAAGTTCTTGTAGTTGGTGGTGGTGGTGGAAGTGGAAATAATGGCGGTGGTGGAGGAGGGGCTGGAGGATTAATATATAATTCTGCATTTTCTATTTCTTCTGGATCATATCTTATTGTTTCATCCCA